GAATGTAGACCGATCGTCAACCTTGAAGCGATTTGTTGAAAATTCTTAGGAAAACATGAGAGGCCGAAAACCAAAACCAAACGCGATGAAAGTTGCCGAGGGCAGTCCGCTCGTTCATCCCGAACCGGATTTTTCCAACGGAGTAGGCTCGCCGCCTAGTCACTTAGACGAAGTTGCGAAAACCGAATGGAAGCGAATCGCGGACATGATGGCGGTTCACGGAATTCTAAAGCAAACAGACCGAACAGTTCTTGCAGCTTATTGTGCCGTGTACGGTCAGTGGGTTGCGGCACAGAAGATCATTGACGAAGAGGGCATTACAACGACCGGCGCCAGTGGAGTCGTGATGGTGCATCCGGCGACCAGAATTAAGACGCAATCGATTGCATTGCTTCGTCAATACTTGGCAGAACTCGGATTGACCCCGGCGACGCGGCAACGACTCGGCGGGGGATTGAAGCCGGCAAAGCCGGGCGATGATTTGGCCGGATTCATGAAGATTGCCCAGTGACAAAAAACGATAAAGCCGCAATTGAGAATGGCTTTTATCTTGACGTGCAGCGTGCGGAGCGAGTGCGGGAATTTTTCCGCAGGTTCATCCGGCACTCGACAGGCCGATGGGCCGGGCAACCCTTTGAACTTTTGCCGTGGCAATACGAAGGTATCGTGCTGCCGCTTTTCGGTTGGGCCAACGCTGAGGGCATGAGACGGTATCGCACGGCGTACATCAGCACGCCGAAGAAAAACGGCAAGACGACCCTGCTTGCCGGGCTGTGTCTCGACCTGATGATTGCTGATGGCGAGCCGGCGGCAGAAGTGTATTCGGCGGCGGCGGATCGCGAACAGGCTTCGCTGATTTACCGCGAAGCGATGAAGATGGTGCAGGCGTCGCCGGAACTTTCGGCGCATGTTTTTGTCCGCGAGTCAACGAAGATTCTCACCGGGCCGGGCGGTTCGCGGTATCGGGCATTGTCGGCGGACGCTCACAGACAAGAGGGCCTGAACGCCTCGGCGATTCTGTTCGACGAGCTTCACGCTCAGCCGGGCCGGGAGCTATGGGATTGCTTGCGGTATGCGGGCGCGGCGAGAACGCAGCCGCTGCACCTGAGCATCACGACCGCCGGCGGCGACCTGCAAACGATTTGCGGCGAGCAGTATCAGTACGCGAAGCGGGTGCTGTCCGATGACGTTATCGACCCGACGTTTTTCGCCTACATTGCCGAGGCTGCGAACGAAGATGACTGGTCGCTTGAGTCAACGTGGAAGAAATCCAATCCGAGCTACGGCGTAACGATTGACCCTGCCGCGTTTCGTGCCGACTTCAATGAAGCGAAAGATTCGCCGGCGAAGGAAAACAGCTTTCGGCGGTATCGGTTAAACCAATGGATTCAAGCCGCCGATGCGTGGCTTTCGATGCAGCAATGGGACGACTGTAAGGCTGATTTTGACGAGGCGTCGCTTGCCGGCCAACCGTGTTACGCGGGCCTTGACCTATCGGCGACCGACGACACGACGGCGCTGGTGTTGTTATTCCCTACAGACGGCGGGGCAAAGCTGCTTTCGTGGTTCTGGTTGCCGGCGGAAAACATCGGCGCGTTGGAACGGAAGCACAAGGTTCCGTATCAGGCGTGGGCCAAGCAGGATTTATTCCGGTTGACGAGCGGCAACGTGGTTGACTACCGCGAGCTTCGCAAAGATGTGAACGAGATCGGCCAGCGGTTCAACATCAAGGCGTTGGTTATCGACCGGAAGTTTCAGGGCCAGCAACTTGAAACAGAACTGATTGAAGATGGATTCACTGTGTTCGCCGCCGGCCAGGGTTGGATGAGCCAGGATTTACCGGCAAAAGAAATCGAGCGGTTGCTGAAGGCGTCGCGGCTGTGGCACAACGGCCACCCGGTTATGCGTTGGCATGCCTCAAATGTGGTGGTCGATATCGACAAAAACGGCAACTACTCGCTCAATAAACGAAAGAGCCGGAGCAAGATAGACGGGATGGCGGCTCTCGTGAACGCCATGCAGCCCGCTTTGAAATCCATTGTCGGCCCCAGCGTGTACGAAGATCGCGGAATCACTGTTATCTAATGAAATTTTGTAGCAATACTATTGACCCGGACGCCGTGAAAGACGAGCAACGCGCCTCCGTAACCGATCCTCCGCAGTGGCTGCAGGAGTTTTTCGGCGGCGGCGTAAAATCTGCTGGCGTCAACGTCAATGAAATCACGGCGCTTTCGGCTTCGGCGGTGTTCGGCTGTGTGCGGAATATTGCCGAGGACTTGGCAAAGTTGCCGCTGCTGTTGTACCGCCGCATCGAAGGCGGCGGGAAAGAACGGTTCCCCGAACATCCGATTTATCGACTGCTGCACGATAATCCAAATCCCGAAATGACGGCCTTCGATTTTCGGCAAGCGGTAACGGCGGCGGCGGTTCTGTGGGGCGGCGGTTACGCGGAAATTGAAACAACTCGCGGCGGCGATCCGGCGTATCTGTGGCCTCTAGAACCGTGGCGCGTGCGGGTAGACCGAGACAGCAGCAAGCGGCTCGTCTACATCATTGACGGGAGAACTACGTTAGCCTCGGATGAGGTGATGCACCTAAAGGGATTCAGCATCACCGGCATCGTGGGGCTGATGATCGCCAGCACCGGGCGGGATTCACTGGGCCTTACCCTTGCTGCACAGAAATTCGCCGCTTCGTTTTTTGCCAACGGAATGAACCTCGGCGGCCTACTCGAGCACCCCGGCAAGCTATCCGATCAAGCTCGCGGCAACCTTCGCAAGTCGTGGGAGACGGTTCACTCAGGGCCGGACAATGCGAACAAGCTGGCGATTCTGGAAGAGGGCTTGAAATTCAACGCCGCTGGATCGGTGCAACCGAACGACGGCCAGCTTATCGAGACTCGGCAATTCCAAATCGAAGATGTGGCTCGTTGGTTCCGTATGCCGCCGCACAAGATCCAGCACCTGTTGCGATCTACGTTCGGCAATATCGAGCATCAGGCCATTGAGTACGTCACGGATACGATCATGCCGTGGGCCGTGAAGTGGGAGCAGGAAATCAGCAAGAAATTGCTGGCGGATGAACGCGACATTTTTGCAGAACATCTAATGGACGCATTGCTTCGCGGCGATTCCCTCAGCCGTTCACAGGCGCTGCAAATCCAATTCCAGAACGGCGTTATCAATGACGACGAGTGGCGGTCTATCGAGAACCGCAACCCGTTGCCGAATGGAACGGGCAAGACGTTTTTCGTTCCGATGAATATGACCACGATAGAACGGGCTATCTCTGGTGGGCCAGTAGAACCGGCAGCCCCCGTAGCGACGCCCCCGGCCACGCTCGCCAGCCCGGACGCGGCGGAAGTGCGTGAAGCATTGTCGCCGTTGTTGGATGACATCGCCCGCCGCATTTGCCGGCGAGAAGAAGAAGTATTGAGAAAGTCGGCAACCCGCGGCGACTTTGCCGAGTTTGCCCCCAAGTTTTATGACGAACATCGCTCGTATGTGAGGAACGCAATGCTGCCGCTGGTGAAAAGCTACGTTGCTTCGATGCGATTGACGGTCGATTCCGGGGCGATGGCCGCAGGTATCGCCGACGGATACTGCAAAAGCTCAGCCGATTCGGTTCGTGAACCTACCGACATGCACCTTGACGAATACAGCGCAGAGCAAGTGAGCCGAATTGTTGCCGAGTTTCGGCTTAAAACGAATGGAGTAACCAGCAATGGACACCGAACTTAGATTTATTTCCGACGAGCTTCGCGTTCTGGATGCGGCGGACGTTCCCCCGAAGATTGTCGGTTACGCGGCAATGTTTAATGCGCTTAGCCTAGACCTCGGCGGCTTCCGTGAAAAGATTGCACCCGGTGCGTTTCGCGAAGCGATCGCCGGCAACCGGGAAGTCCTGGCACTCATGCACCACGACACGAAGATGATTGTGGGTCGGCGTAGTGCCGGGACGCTCACGATTGCCGAGGACGGTCAAGGTCTGGCGGTTGAAATCTTCCCCGGCAACACCACAACGGGCCGTGACGCTATCGAAATGGTGAGGCGAAAAGACATCAAGGGGATGAGCTTCCGTTTCAACAACGCGCGAAGCACATGGGAGCGCAACGGCAACGACAAAGTTCGCACCATCATCAGCATCGGCGAGCTGATGGAAGTGACCTTGACCGGCATTCCCGCTTATGAATCAACCACCGCCGAAGTGCGTTCGGCAATCGATCGACTCGAAACAGAAGCCACGGCAACCCCGCGGCGTAACTACGCCGATCGCTGTCTGCGATTGGCCGCGATAGCCAAGTAATTCAACCAAGTAACCCCGCCGGCAAAGCCCATCGGGTCGAGCCAGCAACGTATCGGGCAAGTCGTCACCCAGCGGGTAGGCGTCTGGCCAAGTGTTTCATTTTGTAACCTAACGGAGCAATCCAATGACCCTGAAAGAAATCTCAGAAGAGCGGACAAAGCTTGTGACCCAAGCCCGCCAGATCAACGACAAGGCCGGCGCGG